GACGTAGTGGGCGGGACATTGCGCGAGAATATCGTTCCGCTTGCCTTGCCGGGGCCTTCGCAAGTGCTGTTCAACATGCTGCAATTGCTGATTACCGAGGCCGAAAAGATCGCGTCGGCGTCTGATGCCTTGTCCGGTGTTTCATCGGGCACGGAACAGCCAACGACGCTGCTTGCCCGTATTGAGCAGGCGCAGAAGGTCATGACGGCCATATTCAAGCGCATTTACCGGGCGTTCTTCAATGAACTGAAAATCCTGCGTCGCCTCAATCGCGATTATCTGGATGAGAAGGAATATTTCCAGCTTAACGACGCCGAGGATGCCCAAAACGTCGAGCGCGAGGACTATTTCGACGAGGACTTGGACGTCATACCGATGTCCGACCCGACCGCAATCAGCGATATGCAGAAGTTGGCCAAGGCCGAGGCAATCATGGTGTTTCGCGGCGATCCGGCGGTCAACCAGCAAGAGCTTTACAGGCGCTTTTTCGAGGCAACGGGGCAGAACGACATCAAGTCACTCATGGCCCCCGAAGGCCCGCCGCCGGTTGACCCGAAGGTCATTATCGAAGGCGCGAAACTGGCGCTCGCCAAGAAGGAAAGCGAGGCGAAGGTCGATAGCCTGAATGCCGTTGCGGCCAAGGCTCTGTCGGACGCGGCGGCTCAACTCGAATTGTTGGGCCTTTTGGATGACGCGGCGGCGCTTGCGGCCAAGGCGCGCGAACTAGGCGGAAAGGATGACGATGGACCCGAACCCACTGACGGACCCGGAGAAGCTGGCGGACTGGAAGGGCAACCCCCTGACGGCGGCGTTCCTGAACTACCTGAGGGACCGGCGCCAACGCCTGATGGAAGCATGGGCGGAGGGCCGGAACCTATCCCCGGAGGAGCAGGCGGCGTCAGTCCTGATGGGGCGATTGCTCAACCTGTCGTCGGATGATGTGAGGGAGTTTTATGACACAGAATAACAGCGGAATCGTTCCCATCGACAAGCGGGTGCTGGTGATGCCCGATCCGGTTTCGGAAAAGATTGGCAGCATCTTCATCCCCGAGACGCACAAGGAAAAGGAAGAATACGCCCAGACCTTGGCCACCGTCATTGCGGTAGGCGAGACGGCGTTCGGTGAGGCGATTGCCGAGGCGCAGCGTTACGGGCTGGCATTCAACGCCCCCGCACCCGGCGACCGCGTCATTATCGGCAAATATGCGGGGATGAGGCTGAAAGGCCCGAAGGACGGCGCTGACTACCGCATGATCAACGATGACGACATCCTTGCGCGACTTGAGGATGCCCAATCATGAGCAGATGGCCACCCGCAGAAGAGCGCTTTGATAGTCGATATACAATCGACATGGACACGCGGTGCTGGAATTGGACGGCAAGGACGAGTTGCGACGGTTATGGGCAACTAAGGGTCGAAGGCAAGATAACCTTGGCTCACCGCTATTCATATTCACGTTTCAAAGGGAAAATTCCTGAAGGTGAATATGTGTGCCACCGTTGCGACAATCCATCCTGCGTCAACCCTGATCATTTGTTTACAGGCACGCAGTTCGACAACATGGCCGATATGATGGCCAAAGGCCGCGCGCGGCATGTGCGCGGGGAACAGCATTCGCAAACGAAATTCACAACAGACGACGTGAAAGAGATTTGGCGGTGCATCAAAAATGAGCCGCGCGCCTCAATCGCACGTCGGTTCAACACCACTTCGTCAGCAATCTCAAGAATTGCCACCGGCAAGACTTGGTCATGGCTCACTAGTGAATTGAAGGAGGCATAAATGGCTACCGCACCGATTGAGACAGACGAAGGCGAAGCGCTTGACGTTGAGGCGAATGACAACACGCCCCGCGATTACGAGGCCGAGGCCCGCAAGCAGGGATGGACGCCAAAGGAAGAGTTCAAGGGCGACGAAAGCAAGTTTGTTGACGCGGAAACCTTTGTCCGTAGGGCCGAGGAGATCACGCCGCTCATCAAGAAGCAGAACCAGGCGCTGCGTAGCGAGATCGAGCAACTCAAGAAGTCGATCAAGCAGGTCAATGAGTTCGCCACGAAGGCCGAGGAACGGGCCTATGCGCGGGCCATTGCCGACCTTGAGGCAAGGCATGAGGACGCAATCGAGGAAGGCGACACCGTAAAAGCGCGCGAGATTGCCAAGGAAATGCGCGAAATTGCCAAGCCGACCCCCGCCGCCGTGCAATTCACGGAGGAACAGGTCACACGCGCCCTGATCGACTTTCGCGACGAAAACCCCTGGTATGACGAGGGCGGAAAGTATGCCGACTATGCCGCTTTGGTCGCCGCCGAACACAAGGATCTGGCACAAACCACGCCGCCGCATGAGTTCTTCAAGATGATCGGTGACAAGGTGCGTGAACGCTACCCCGAGGTTGACAAGCCCAAGGCCGAACGCGCCCGCCCCCGCAATCCGGTTGAGGCCGTCACCAATCGCGGTTCAGGCTCAAGGGGCCGCTCGTTTGCCGACTTGCCCGTTGAGGCGCAGCGCATGGCCGAGAAATGGGAAAAGCAGGGCCTTATGACGAAGGCCGACTATGTGAAAGGATACCAGTGGTGAACGATACACTTGCACCCCGCCGCCGTGGCCGCCCGCCTGTAGAGGCCGAAACAGCCGCGCCAGACGCCCCGGAATTGCCCACGCGCCGCCGCCGCGCCAAGATTGGCGAGTTCGCCATGAAGCTTGATGCACCCCAGCGTCCCGGCTTTGTAAGGCGCTGGTTCAACGACCACAAAAACCGTATTGCGGAAGGCGAGGAATTAGCGTATGATTTCGTCACGGATAAGGGTGTTAAGTCAACAGACCCCAGTTCGCGCATCTCCCGCATAGTAGGTTCGGGGGAAAACGGCGAACCGCTCCGCGCCTATCTCATGGAAACCCCGGAAGAATTTTACCAAGAGGGTTTAGCCGAGAAGGAAGCCAAGAACCGACAGGTCGATGACGCCATCGCCGCAGGTCGAGATTCCACAGGCCAGCATCCGGATACACATGCAGGCCGAGGTTCCATCGAGCGGGATCGGTAGGCTGTTTATGACGTCCTAGCGCGCCCGCGCAACAAAGGACGGCACTATGCCTAACTATAACGCACCATTCGGGCTTCGTCCCGCAAAGGGGGTCAACGGTCAAGTTGTGACCGGCGCGCCCCGACTTTACTCCCACGCTTCCGGCGATGGCACGGCCCTCTACATTGGGGATCTTGTCAAGCTGGCGGGCACGGCCCAGACCATCAACGGCGTAACAACGCCCGACGTCGTTCGCGCGGCAACGGGTGACGTGATTGTCGGTGTTGTGGTTGGGATCAACCCGACTTCCCGCGACACGCTTGGTTACGGCCCCGCATCGACGGCCTACACGCTATTCGTTGATGACGATCCGAACACTCTTTTCGAGGTCCAGGACGTCAACAGCGGCACGGCGCTTACGGTCAATGATGTGGGCCTGAATGCCAACTTCGTCGTTGCGGCGGGCAGCACCTATACCAACCAGTCCGGCACCACGCTGGATAACACCACCGAGGCCTCGACCAACACGCTTGATCTCAAGCTCGTTGACGTCGTGAACCGCGCGGATGTGGACAACACCTCTTCGCCGCTTCGCTTCCTGGTGCGGATCAACCGTCATCAGTATTCCAACCAAGTAGCGGGGGTCTAAACCATGAGCGCACCCACGATCACAACCGGCCAGATTGCCAAGCTGCTCTGGCCCGGACTCAACGCCCGCTGGGGCACCAAATACAACGAATACCCCGCCGAATGGAAAGACTTGGTGGACGTAGCTTCGTCCGACAAGGCTTACGAGGAAGACCAGGAACTGACCGGCTTCGGTCTGGCCCCTGTGAAGACTCAAGGCGCGTCGGTCGCATACGATACGCAAGGGCAGGGCGTCACAACCCGCTACACGCATATCGCTTACGGCCTCGGGTTCGTTATCACCAAGGAAGCCATCGACGACAATCTCTACGAGAAGATCGGCATGCAGCGCACGGGTAGCCTTGCGTTCTCATTCCGTCAGACCAAGGAAAACGTCGTTGCCAACATGTATAACCGGGTTATTTCCTCGTCATACCTTGGCGCTGATGGCGTTGCTTTGGGTTCGACCGCACACCCGTCACTTGCGGGCAACCAGTCGAACATCCTTGCGACGGCGGCTGACATGTCGGAGGCTTCGATTGAAGACCTTTGCATTCAGATCGGCGGGGCAGTCAACTCGCGCGGCATGAAAATCTCGATCATGCCGAAGTCGCTCATCGTTCCCATCCAACTCCAGTTTGAGGCTGCTCGCATCCTCAAGTCGGTTGGCCAGAACGACACCGCGAACAACGCGATCAACGCCTTGAAGCTGATGGGCATGTTCCCGGACGGCGTGAAGGTTAACCACTACCTCACCGACACCGACGGCTGGTTCATCCGCACCAACATTGAGGATGGCTTGAAGCTGTTCCAGCGTAACGCAATCGAGTTTACGCAGGATACGGATTTCGACACCGAAAACCTCAAATACAAGGCATATGAACGGTTCGCGACAGGGTGGTCAGATTGGCGCGGTTTGTACAGCAGCTCTGGCGCGTAGAAGTCATTGTAAAATAACGATTTTTACAAGACTACCCCCGGCTAACCACCGGGGGTTTTCTTTTGTGCTTGTGATTTAATCACAAATCAGTTAGATACTTCTCTAACGAGGTGTCTATGATAGCAATTTACAAGATCACCAATGTGAAGAACGGCAAGTTCTACGTCGGCAGCACTGTGGACACGCGCGTTCGCTTCCAGACGCATCGCCGTCAGTTGCGCAAAGGGACACACCATTGTGAGCCATTGCAGCGGGCCTGGGAAAAGTATGGTGAGGAGTGTTTCAAGTTTTCGATTGCCGAAAATGTGGCCTGCAAGGATGAACTGGTCGAAGTCGAAAACCGCTGGCTGAGTGAGCATCACGGCAAGATTTATTGCTACAACATCAGTCGATATGCCGACGCCCCTGCAAGAGGTTTAAAACACAGCGAAGAGCGAAAAGCTAACGCCAGCGCCCGCATGATGGGCAAGCAATTCGCCAAAGGCTACAAGCGCACACCAGAAGAGTGTGAGGCAATCAGGCTGCGCAAGCTCGGCAACACCAACTTTCTCGGCAAGACCCATTCGGAGGAAGCCCGTGCACGATTGTCAGCCGCGCATCAAGGCAAGCAGCACCGCCTCGGGCACCAGAACAGTCCCGAGCATCGCGCTCGCATTTCCGCTGCGATGAAGGGCAAGGCAAAGTCTCCCGAGCATGTCGAAAAGATCAGGCAGCGCATGATCGGAACGTCATACGCAAAGGGCCGCATTGTCACTGAGGATCAGCGCGCCAAGATGTCGCGCCCCGTAAAGGAGATGACCAGCGGCACAACATTCGCGAGCATCAGGGAGGCGGCAGAATTTTACGGATTGGGCAGGCCGAACGTCACACGGGCGATTAGAAACGATGAACCGCTCAAGCGCGGGCCACAAAAGGGCCTTCATTTCCGGCTAATCTAGTATCTTGCACAAAGCGCCCGTTTAGCTTATTACCGCGCCACGCATTAACGGCGAAATGCGGGCATAGACATTAATGCCGCCCTTAATTGCCGGGGCTTCCATGTCCGCTTCAAACGCATTTGAGACGGCGCTATTGACGCTGATTTTCAACAATACGAACCTGGCCAACGTAGGCGATGCAACGGGGTTGCGCGGCTCAACGACGGCGGGTTCATTCTATATCGGGCTTCACACCGCCGACCCCGGCGAGGCGGGCACCGTCACCACCAGCGAGGCGACCTATACCGGCTATGCGCGGGTTGCGGTTGCGCGTTCGGCGGGCGGCTTTACCATTTCGGGCAACAGCGTTTCGAATGCGGGCGTTGTGACATTCGGCGCATGTTCGTCGGGTAGCAATACGATTACGCATTTCTCTATCGGCTCAAGTTCGGCGGGCGCGGGGGATCTGTTCCTGTCCGGCGCATTGTCGGCCTCGCTTGCGGTATCGGCGGGCATTACCCCGTCGTTTGCAATCGGTGCATTGACGGCCACGGCGGACTGATGATCGGCATCGGCTCGACCGTTCGGGTCAAACCGCCTTTCGATGAGGCATACCCGGACACCTATGAGGTGCTTGCCCATAACGACGTGGCGAACGGCTGGACGCTTGAGATTGGCGACTTCGACGAACTTTATCTTGAAGAGGTAATATAGTGGCGATCACGACTCTCGACGGTGCGCTGGCCGGGATGCAGCCTATCCGGCCCTTTGCCAAGGCGGTTACACCAACGCTGGTCGCGGGTAAGCCTCAATCCTTATGGGGCCTAGCGGGCAACCCCGGCGCGGGGTCTTGGGATACCACGCTAAACGGTGTGGTCCTGTCCAGCACGTCGGCAATGGTCAGCGGCCAGCTTGCCCACGTCAACCCCGGCTCGGGTAACGCCTATCTTGCGGGCTTCACGGGCGCGGCAACGCAGGCGGGCACTTTGCTTCTGTGCGATCGGCTCTGGCACAATGGCGGCTATACGATCACGTCAACGGCGGCGCAGAACAGCACGACGCCAACATGGCCCGCGCGCGACGTTGCGGGTTCGACCAATGGCGACGGCGTGCTTTTGGGTCTTGAGATCAGTGCGGCGGCGGGCGCGGCGGCACCGACGATTACGATTGCCTATACCAACCAGGCGGGCACCGGCTCGCGCTCGGCAACAAACCTATGGCCGACCGCCAACAGCCCGGCGGCGGGTTCCTTCTTCCCTATCGGCTTGCAGGCGGGCGACACGGGCGTTCGTTCGGTTCAGTCTCTGACGCTCTCGGTAAGCTGGGTATCGGGCACGATGAACCTCGTGGCCTATCGCGTGCTTGCGGCACTCCCCTTGGCGGGCGGGTTCATCCCGAACGACCTTGACCCGATCACGGCGCGCTTCCAGCGGCTTTATGACGGCGTCGTTCCCTATCTTGTCTTTGTGCCGAACACGACCACGGCGTCCTATATCTCCGGGGCCTATACCGAAACGCAAGGCTAGTGGCGGACGGGTTCAGCCTTGAGACGCGGTGGGTAAGGCGCAGGGGGCGTCTACAGGGCTATTACGCGCCTCTGGTAACCGCATATGTGGACGAGGCAGCCGTCACCATCTGGCAAGGCTTTCTGTGGCCCGCCGCGAGCCTTCCGGGGGACATGGTCGGCACGGCGTCGATTACATTCACACCAAGCGCGACATTAACCGGCGCGGGTGCTTTGGCGGGCACTTCGGCGCTTGCATTCACGCCTTCGGGCACATTAACGGGGCGCGGGGCCTTAACCGGCTCGTCAACGCTCACATTTGCCCCGTCAGGCACATTGGCCGGGGCGGGGGTGCTATCGGGCTCGGCAAGCGTCACATTAACGCCTGCGGGCACGCTGACGGGTTCCGGCGCGCTTGTTGGCACGGCCCCTATCACATTCACCTTGTCGGCAACCGCCGATGTTCCCGCCTCGCTTACCCAGATCGAGGGGTCTACGGGGTTCAGCTTTACGCTTTCCGGCACTTTGCGGACGTATCAATATCTGACGGTCATCATCGAAAGCCCCGGCACTGTGACGCCTGTAGCGGGGGCACCGGCGGGCACGCTCACGGATATACCCGTCCCGCCCGCACAAATTCTCCCGCTTGCGCAAGCCGCTTGATTAGCGTATTAAGGCGGCACCGCGCTTAACGGCGATGCGCGTGAATAGTCAAAAATGCCTAACCAGACGCCCATAGGCGTTCGCAAGAGCATTCTGGAGACTATTCATGGCAACTTCCAATTTCCCCAACGGATTCGCAAATGGCGTAACCGTTCGCGGCGTTCCCCTTCTGACGGCCTATCCGGGCCGCGTATTCTGGGTTCATTCCGGCACGGGTTCCGACGGCAACAAGGGCACCTTTGATCGCCCGTTCGGCACGATTGACTATGCCGTAGGCCAGTGCACCGCCAACCGTGGCGACATCATCGCGGTCAAGGCGGGTCACACCGAAACCGTATCGGCGGCGGGCGGCATTTCGCTTGACGTTGCCGGTATTGCCGTTGTCGGCCTTGGTTCGGGTGCTGCCCGTCCAACCATCAACTTCACCACGGCTGTTGGCGCGGATATGAACGTCGATGCGGCCTCGATCTCGGTCATCAACATCCTGTTTACCGGCGGTATTGATGCCCTGACAGGCCCGATTGACGTGAATGCGGCTGACTTTGCGCTGCTCAACTGCGAATGGCGCGATGTAACGGGCCAGGTTGACCGCTGCATTGTTGGCGATGCGAATGCTGACCGCTTGCTGATTGACGGTTACTACCACAACGGCGCGGCTGCGGCGGGCACGGTTTCGGCCATCGACCTGATCGGCATGGACAACCCCGAAATTCGCAACTTCAAGATTGTCGGCAACTTCTCGGCGTCGGCTATTGAAATTCGCACCACGGCGGCGGTCGATGTGGACATTCATGACGGCTATATCTGGACCAAGAATAGCGCCGACTTGTGCATCAAGGACACCGTAACGGGTTCAACCGGCAAGATTGGCCCGAACCTGAACTTCATGCTTACAGACAACGCAGCTAATGTGACCGAAGCAATTACTGGTGCAACATTTCACCAATTCGACCCAATTTATGTCTGTAACTTGGCTGGTGAAAAAGCTATGTTGATTAACACAACTGCCACGACTGATGCTTGACCGATGAATACTTGCACGCAACCTAATTGTGGCAAAAAGCACTTGGCGAAGGGGTTTTGTTCGTTTCACTACGAACTGGACCGCAAAGCCAATGGCCCGCGTTGCTCTGAAGATGGTTGCGTGCAATCTGTTCACGGCCACGGCAGGTGCCTTAATCACTACTTGAAGGCTCGCCGACGCAAGGAAATTGCTTACAAGGCTTGCTCCATTGATGGGTGCGAGCGCGTGGCTGAGCAGAGTGGTGTTTGCTACGCACACCATTTTCGCATTGCCAAATACGGCGACCCAGATTTCCGTTTGCGCCTCGCCAACGGGGAGCAGACGTCAGAGCGCAAAAAAGAGACGGCCAAGAAGTGTCAGAACAACTATCGGGCTACGCCACACGGCAGGCTTCGTCAGAGCGTAAAGGACGCTAATCGCCGCTTACGTGAAGGGCGGGGTATTCCTGGAATTACGCGGGAGCAGTCAGCACGGCTTTGGCAGACAAGCAACTGCGGTATTTGCGGAGGCCTTATGTTCGACGAACAGAAGTCTCTTGATCATTGCATACCCCTCGCACGGGGCGGGGCAAACGACATTCACAACCTCCAGATGGCACATCTGGCTTGCAATCAACGCAAGTCAGATCGGCTCATCGCAGCTTAGGAGAAACTACTATGGCCAAGGCAAAAACACTCTCGACCGATGAAAAGCTGGATCTGCTTATCGCCGTTCTCAAGGCGAATGGCATGTCGCTTCCCGAGGCGCTCGATCCCCAGCCCGAGGCGGAAGAAAAGGAATGAAGCAACGACGCGAGGGGCGTGTGCAGGGTGACATGTATGTGATCGTCGATTTTGACGGCACGGTCATTCAGCAGACCCCCCTCGCGGCGGCGGCTTCCGACACGAAACTTCGCGCCGCCATTGCGCGGAACGGATGGGAGGAAATACCCCAATGAGCGGACGTTCGACAGACGTAGCGGGCAGCTACAGGGCGGCAGCGGTTACACCCGGCGATTCTACAATCTTGCCAGCCACACGCGGCATCTGGGTAGGCGTAGCGGGCAATCTGGCGGTGATCTTTGCCGGGGACACTACGGCGGTGACTCTGGTGGGCGTTGCGGCGGGAACGCTGCTTCCGATCCAGGTTACAAAGGTCATGTCAACCAACACGACGGCCACCAATATCGTTGCACTGTATTAGCCGTGGCGCGGGCGATTGATCCCCGCTCCGGCTTCAAGGTCAACCTTGATGAGCTTGTGAGGGACGGCCAGACCGGCGACATGATCCTTGCACGCTTTGCCGACCGCAAGCACCCGCAAGATTTCGTGCGGGGCCGCATGGACAAGATGGCGCTTCCCTTCACACGGCCCGAACCGCCCGAGGTGGGCATTGCCCAGCCGATTGAACTTGAGGGCGGGCTTTATCTCGTGGCGCAGGACGGCTCGATCATTCTCGGGGAGGGGGTCATTCCTTCATTATGACAATCGCGGCCACCACCACCTTCACAATGTCCGTTACGCAGATGATTACGCGGGCCTTCAACATTCTCGGCAAGGGCGACGAGGGCGAGGACATATCGACCCGCATGTATAACGACGGGCTTGAGTGCATGAACCTGCTTGTCAAGACATGGCAGGCCCAGAACCACCTCTGGACGCGCACGGAGGGTTCGCTGGCGCTGGTTGCGGGGCAGGCGGCATACGCACTTTCCAGCCCGCAGCCTATCCGCGTTCTGGCGGTTCGCAGGCGCACGTCAAGCATCGACACGCCGCTGGGCCAATTGTCGCGCGAGGAATATTTTGACCAGCCGAACAAGACGCTGAACCCGTCCACGCCGGTCAGCTTCTACTTTGACCCGCAAGTCTCGTCGGGAACCTTGTATCTATGGCCCGCGCCGTCAACGGATTTTGTTTCCGCCAGCACGGTGACGATGACCTATCTGCGCCGGTTGGCCGATTTTGTTACCTCAAGCGACAATCTGGACGCGCCGCAGGAATGGCTGCAGACCATCATCTGGAATCTGGCGAACGATCTGGAAACGCAATACCCGGTCAATGACCCGCGTCTGGCGGTCAAGATCGAACGCAAGGCGGCGACGCTCTATCAGGCGTTGACGGGTTGGGATCAAGAACCCGCGAGCCTTTACATGCAGCCGGACTTTCAAAGCCAGCCAGCGTATCCGTAATGCAGAAACTCCGCCCCGCCTTACAATATAGCGAGGGCCGGTCGAAACCGTGGTCCGGCGCTAAACTGGTGAACGCCTTTGCAGAGATGAGCGAGGGCGACAAGGTTGAGACATACGCGATCATGGCCATCCCCGGCCTGACCGCCTTTGCCACGCCATCATCGGCGGAAGGGCGCGGCGTCCACCGCATGGGCACAACGCTTTATGCCGTAATCGGAACAAGCCTCTACAGCGTTTCCTCTATCGGCGCGCTGACATCGCTTGGCACGATAGGCGGCACGGGGGCTGTCCGCATGGTGGACAACGGCACACAGCTTGCCATCTGCCCGTCAAACGGCGTCGGCTATGTGCTGGATACGGGGGTGATCTACTCCGGTATTTCAAACCTGCCCACGGTTTCGGACGTGGCCTATATCGACGGCTATTTTGTGTGGTCGGCACAGGATAGCGACCAGTTCATCATTTCATCGCTGTATGACGGGCTGTCCTATAACCCGCTGGACGTAGCGACGGCCGAGGGCGATCCCGACGCGATTGTGGGCATCATCAACGACCACCGCGAATTGCACTTGTATGGCGTCGATACGGTCGAAATTTGGGTGAATACAGGGGCGGCGGCATTCCCGTTCGAGCGCCAGGGCAATGCCTTTATCGAACGCGGGTGCATTAGCCGGGATTCGCTCTGCAAGGTGGACAACAGCGTCTTTTTCGTGGGCGATGACCGGATTGTCTATCGCCTGAACGGCTACACCCCGACGCGCGTTTCAACCCATGCCATCGAAACGGCGATTGAAAGCGCGACTTGGTTCATCGGCTACACCTACACGCAGGTCGGCCATAAGTTCTACATTCTCGCAACCGACGTCGGCACATTCGCCTTTGATGCCGCGACAAGCCTCTGGCACGAGCGCAAGTCCTACACACGGTCGAACCACCGCGTTGCCTTTTGCGAAACGGCTTACGGCAAGACGCTGATGCAGGACATCTACACCGGCAAGATTTATGTGCCCTCGCTCGATGTCTACGACGAGGACGGCGACCAGATGGACGTGATTGTCGAGATCCCGACAATCGAGAAGGACCGCGAGAAGGTGACAATGTATGCGCTTGAGCTGCATTGCGAAACCGGCGTCGGCACGGCCTCAACCCCGGCCCCCGTGGCAATCATGGAATATTCGCGCGACGGCGGGCGGACATATTCGAACCAGATGTCGCGCAACATGGGGGCGGTTGGCACATATACGACGCGGGCGGTCTGGCGGCCTAATGTCGAGTTCCGCCAGCTTGCGGTGAGGTTCACCTTGCAGAGCAAGACCCGCCGATTTGTTCTGGGAATGTATGCCGATGTCCGCTAGCATTCCCCCGACAAACGTGCCGCTGGTTGACGAAAACGGGTTCTTGAATCCCACCTGGTATCGCTACTTTGTCAGCCTCCAGCGCACGACAGACGCGGTTTCAGCAGGCGACATTGCCACACCCGCCGGATCGGGCTTGCAGGGCGGCGGCTCGGTAGCGGACGGCGTATCCTTGTCCATTGCCGACAACGGGGTGACGAACGCCATGTTCCGCCAAGGCGCGGGCACATCCATTCTGGGCCGCAAATACGGCTCGACGGGCGATCTTGCGGACATTGCGGCAACGGCCAACAATCAGGTTCTTTCGCGGGAGTCCGGCGCGCTTACATTTACTAGCACGCCAACGCTTGACGGGCTGAAATTCAGCGGCGCGGCAACGGTATCGGCGGCAACACCATCGACGCACAAGATTGCGGTTACGTGTAACGGGGTGGCGTATTATTTTCTGTTGACGACCTGAGCGCTGTTCATTTCGTCAAACACCATATCTTCAATGGCTGCATTCACCTGCAAACGAAGAACTTGGGCCTGCATAAATTCCGGCGTCAATTCATAAGCGGGCATCGTGAAAACGGGCACTTTATTGCCGAATGAGACAATGACGGATGTGGTTGCTGGGGTTTCTTTCATAGCGTGGAAAAGATAGCGCAAATCTTTTCCGTTGACTATTCATATCTTGCTTACGGGCACAATTCGGCGTATAGGGGTGGCAGAGGCGCTTTGTGTGCACGACCGGCCCGCCTCGGTTCAGACAGAAATGGTCATTTCATCAACCATCTGTCTGGACAGCCCATGCGGCCTATCGAATTTGCAACAGGTGAGATTCTAACCCGGACATTCGACGCCGAGCGCGTCAATGCGGTCATCAACGACCCGTCCGTTCGCCCCTTTGTTGGCGACCCCGACTTGGGCGATCTCGACGTTTCCAACGCTGTTGAGAATGAAATGAACCTCGCAATGATGGGCGAGCATGGGGGCTTCTTGCTCACATGGTCCTGCCCCCGCGTTTACGAGGTGCACACCTTCATCACCAAGGGCGGACGCGGCCTGTGGGCACGCAAGGCGGCGGCGGAAACCATCGCCTACGCCAAACGCTGCGGCGCGACCCGTCTGTGGACCCGCATCAGCCCCGACCAGCCCAACGTGGAGGCCTTTGCCGTGGAGATGGGTATGCGCGACACCCTGCAATCCGTTTTGACGCTAGGCAAGCCCTATAGCGTCTTTGAAATGGCCCTCTGATGCCCGTTGCGGCAGTCGTCGGCGCGGGGCTAGGGGCGGTTGCCTCGATCAGTGCCTCCAAAAAGGCCGCCAAGGCGCAAAAGTATGCCGCCGACCAGTCGGTAGCGGAACAGCGCCGCCAATATGACCTGACGCGGGCCGACTTGGCCCCCTGGCGCACGGCGGGCACGGCGGCAATCGACAAACTTTCGGCGGTTTACGGATTGAACGGCAAGACCGCCACCAATCCCGACGGCACCCCGGCACAATACGGCGGGTTCTTTGCCTCGCCTGATTATCAGTTCCGCAAGGATGAAAGCCTGAAAGCGGCCAATGCCGGTTTGGCATCGCGCGGTCTGCTGAACAGCGGCGCGGCGGTCAGGGCCAAGACGGCACTTGCCGGTAATCTCGCCTCGTCGGAATTTGGTGACTGGTGGAACCGCTTGGCGGGCGTTGCGGGCGTCGGGCAGGCCGCCACAAACACCACGTCAGCGGCGGGGCAAAACGCGGCCAACAGCATCAGCCAAGCCTATACGAACGCGGGCAATGCACGGGCGTCGGCCTACATGAACACGGGCGCGGCGATCAATAACGGCTTGCAGAACCTGTCCAGCCTTTACGCTTTCGGTGCGGGAGGTGGCTTCGGTGGGTGACATGTTCGACATGGGCGCTGTCCTGAACGCCTACACCGCCGGACGGCAAAACCGCCAGCAACAGATGCTCTTGCAGCGCCAGATTGCGCGCGAGGACAAGCAGATTGAGCG